CAACAAAAAGAAGTTAATATTACTCCACAACAAAATGTTCAAAGTAATAGACAACCTCAAGCAGATCCTAAAGCTGAAGCTTGGGCTGCTAAAAATACTTGGTTTGGTACTGATTCAGCGATGACTTATACTGCTTTTGATTTGCATAAAAAGCTAACTGAAGAAGAAGGTTTTGATGCTCAATCTGATGAATATTATGCGGAAATAGACAAGAGAATAAGACTTGAATTCCCCCATAAATTTGATAAGGTTGAGAACAATACTGCAGAAAGAGCAAGACCTGCTCAGACTGTAGCATCCGCTAAACGTCCGAGCGCAACAGGACGCAGAAAAACTGTCAAGCTCACACCTTCACAGGTAGCAATTGCTAAAAGATTAGGTGTGCCACTCGAAGAGTACGCAAAACAATTAACCGCGAAGGAGGCATAAGCGTATGGAAAAAGATATAAACACAAAAGCTTCACGCGCGAGTCAGTCAAGAGAGAAGTCTAAAAGACCTCAAACTTGGACTCCCCCGTCATCACTTGATGCACCACCTGCGCCTGATGGATTCAGACACAGATGGATAAGAGCCGAGACTATGGGCTTCGATGATACGAAGAATATGTCAGGCAAAATCAGATCAGGATGGGAACTCGTGAGAGCAGACCAATATCCTGAAACTGACTATCCAACTGTTAAAGAAGGCAAATATGCAGGAGTCATAGGGGTTGGCGGCCTATTGCTGGCTAGGATACCGGAAGAGATCGCAAAAGCTCGTGCTGATTATTACAATCAGCAAACTAAAGATCGAGACGATGCTATTAATAACGATCTTATGAAGGAACAGCATCCAAGTATGCCGATCGACAGCGATCGACAAACTCGTGTAACCTTCGGTGGTTCAAAGAAATAATCTTTTGGTAATTTCTAAGACTACCGATCAACTTAACTAAGGAGAAAAAACTATGGCAAATCAAGATGCTGCTTTCGGTTTGAGACCTGTTGGTAAAGTTGGTCAAAACGCTGACAACCAAGGTATGTCTCAGTATGAGATTGCTGACAATTCTAGTACTTCTATTTTCCAAGGTGACTTGGTAAAAATGGCAGCTACAGGATATGTTGACAAAGCTGATGCTGGTGATACTGCATTGGGTGTCTTCTGGGGAACTTTCATTTCGAAAGATCCTTCGACTGGCAAACCAAAGTTCGCAAACTTTTACACACAAACAGACGTAGGTACTGGTGAGACTATCGATGCTTTTGTATACGATGATCCGTATGCAAGATTCGAAATCCAGTCTTCTGCAGACACAGAGAGATCAGACATTGGAATGAATGCTGATATTGTCTATGCTACAGGAAGTACTATTAACGGAGTGTCAAAAGCTGAGTTGGATGATACTTCACTTGTAACAACAACTGCTCAATTAAGATTAATTGGCTTTTCAAAAGACATTGAAAATGATGAAGCAGGTGCTGACAACGTGAACTGTATCGTTACAATCAACGAACACTTCTTAAAATCAACTACAGGTATCTAATAAGGAGAAATAACTATGGCGATATCAAGACAACAACTAGTTAAAGAACTAGAGCCAGGTTTAAATGCTTTATTTGGCCTGGAATATAAAAGATATGAGAACGAGCACGCAGAAATTTTCGATACAGAAAATTCTGATAGAGCTTTCGAAGAAGAAGTGATGTTATCTGGCTTCGCTAATGCTTCTGTTAAACCAGAAGGATCAGGCGTATCATATGACAACGCTCAGGAAACTTACACTGCTCGTTACACTCACGAAACAGTAGCTTTAGCGTTCGCGATTACTGAAGAAGCAATCGAGGACAATTTGTATGACAGACTTGCGTCTAGATATACAAAAGCGTTAGCAAGATCTATGGCTAACACTAAGCAAGTTAAAGCTGCAAACGTATTAAACAATGCGTTTAATACTAACTTCCTAGGTGGAGACGGTGTAGAACTTTGTTCTGCAGTGCACCCAACTATCGCGGGAACTTACTCGAATGAGTTAGCAACTTCTGCTGACTTAAACGAAACTTCTTTAGAGCAATCTCTAATCGACATTGCTGCGTTCACGGACGAAAGAGGTTTAAAAGTTGCTGCTAGAGGAATGAAGTTAATCATCCCAAGTGAATTACAATTCACAGCGGAAAGATTAATGAAATCTTCTGGAAGAGTTGGTACAGCAGATAACGATGTAAACGCAATTGCATCTATGGGTATGATCCCACAAGGTTATGTAGTAAACCACTACTTAACTGATACAGATGCGTTCTTCATCAAAACTGACGTGCCAAACGGTATGAAAATGTTCGTAAGATCACCTATCAAAACTTCAATGGAAGGTGACTTCGATACTGGTAACGTAAGATACAAAGCTAGAGAGAGATATTCTTTTGGATTCTCTGATGCTAGAGGTATCTTCGGATCACCAGGCGCATAATAAATAGAAATTTTGAGGCGGAACACAATTCCGCCTCAATTTGAAAATAAAAGGTGTAGTTATGAAAAAATTCCTAGTAAACATTTGGGCTTATGACCATCACGGTAAATTCGAAGTTGAATGTGAAGACAACCCAATTTCTCTCGAAAAAGCAATAGTTGACAAAGTAGGAGAAAGTAGTGTAAAGTGGGAATATCTCGGAAGCAATTATTCTTCTGAGTTAAATAGAATAACCTATGAGGAGGTTATAAATGATGCAAAAACATCTGCAGGATCTATACAAACAGAAAAAAGTATTGGATCTACAATGGGAGCAGGAGCATCTTAACGAGGGTAGATATACCCTTAATATGGTCAAAATAGACCATAAGGTAAGAGAAGTGATTAACCATATTAAAATGGCAGAAGCAAAAGCTGCTCATTTAGATAATAAGGTTAATGAAGTAGCTCCCCAAGTTTCAGTAGCTTCTTAAAGAAAAAGCTACATCGTTGGAAAAATTCCACTCCGCACCGTAGGCCCTCTTGCACTCTACTAAAAATTAATATATAATTTAACCACTATACATAAATAATTGGTACAGACGCGTATAGTCGACTGCCTAGAGACTGTATCAATATAACTAGGAGGATAACACTATGGCAAAAACTACCTTTCAAGGTGTTGTAAGATCACACGGTGGCCAAGATAAAAGCGCAACGTTCCCAGGAACAGTTGTACTTGCAGCTGAATGTGTCGTTGATGGATCTACTTCAACTTATGCAGCAGTAACAGGAATTGACGGTGGCGCTGTAATTCTACCAGACAATGCTAGAATTATGGATGTAACACACAATGCAACTGGTGCAGCTGACAAAACACTTAACTTAGGCACTACAACTACAGGCGCAGGAACAACTACTCTTGCATCTGCATTAAGTGCTAACGGTTTCCAATCTGGAAAAGTTAATGGTGAACTAGGAACTGCAACTAATACTGTATTAGATGGTAATTCAACTGTCTACGGTGCAGGTGTTGCATCTTCTACATTATCATCAACTACTTTAGTAACTATTTACTACACAGTTGAAGATAACGGCAAACCAAGCGAATAATAATTTATGGGGCACCTTCGGGTGCTCCTAAAATTTAGGAGATAAAATTTATGAGTTACAAATCAGACGTAAAACCAGTTGTAGTAGCATCATCTTCTACTGATGCAGTTCTATTCACAGGTAGAACAAGATTAAGAGGATATATGGTTCAATCAACTGGAAGTTCAGGATCTTGTATTATTAATGGATTGGCTGATGCAACAACTGTTAGTTCTTCAACTAACACAGGTGTATATATTCCAATATCTGTTGGTGCAGGTGCAACTGAAACTTTAAATATTCCTGAAGATGGAGTATTATATGCTTCAACTAATGGAACAGCAATTGTTGATGGAATTGGTGTAACAGCAAATAGTAGTGCATTAACAGTTACATTATTTATAGATAAATAGGAGGACAGATGGCTACCTCTGGTACAACATCATTCGATTTAGAGATCGATGAAATAATTGAAGAAGCTTATGAAAGAGCTGGAGTAGGTGGTAGTCGTACTGGTTATCATTTAAAAGGTGCAAGACGTTCTTTAAATATTTTATTATCTGAATGGGGTAATAGAGGAATACATCTTTGGAAAGTTAAACAAGCAACTATTCCTTTAGTTCAAGGTCAAGCAGAATATAATTATGCAAGCGATGCATCAAATTTTCCAAATGATATTAATGATGTATTAGAAGCATATGTAAGAAATAATAGTGATGCAACAGCTCCTGTTGATACAACACTAAGTAAAATAGATAGATCAGCTTATGCTGCAATTCCAAATAAATTATCACAAGGAACACCATCACAATATTATGTTCAAAGAACTGTAGCTCCAAGTGTTTATTTATATCAAACACCAGGATCAAGTTTTTCTGGATCTAATTATCAATTAAAATTTTATTATCTTGCAAGAATAGAAGACGTAGGAGCTTACACTAATACACCAGATGTTGTCTATAGATTTTTACCTTGTTTAACTTCTGGTCTTGCATATTATTTATCATTAAAACACACACCAGAAAAAACAGAACAATTAAGATTATTGTATGAAGATGAATTACAAAGAGCTTTAACTGAAGATGGTCAAAGAACTTCAGTATTTATTTCACCACAAACATTTTATGGAGATGGAGTATAATGGCTTTTGCTAGAGGAAAAAATTCATTAGCAATATCTGACAGATCAGGAATGGCATTTCCATATACTGAAATGGTTAGAGAATGGAATGGCTCTTTAGTTCATTATTCTGAATATGAAGCTAAACACCCACAACTAGAACCAAAACCACGTGGCGCAGATCCACAAGGTTTACAAAATGCTAGACCTGCAAGAACTGAACCTGCTGTTGCTAGAATATTAGATGAAAATCCATTGACCGCTACTTCTGGTTCTACAACTATTTCTGTTTATGAAGATAACCACGGTAGATCTACAGGTAATACAGTTAGATTTAGAAATGGTGAAACATTTTTTGCAATTACAGATTTGAATAATGCATCAGGATTTACTATAACAGTAACAGATGCAAACAATTATACATTTAACTCAACTGATACTGCAAATGGATCAGGAAAATTTGGAGGAGGAAGTATATCGGCTGGCCCGGTAACTTTAACTGCATAATGAATTACGGAGAACTACAAACACAAATTAGAAATTATACTGAAGTAGATAGTAATGGTCTAACTGATTCTACTATTACTCAAATAACTAAAAACACAGAAAATAGAATTTATAGAGAAGCAAACATTGATGCATTTAGAGCTTATGCAACTGCAGCAATGACTTCTGGAAATAGATATGTATCTACTCCAACAAGTTTAAGAAATATTAGATATATTCAAATAACTAATTCATCAGGAGATCAAACTTTTTTAGAACAAAAAGATACTTCTTTTATGGCTGAATATGATCCAACTCCATCAACAACTTATGGAACTCCAAAATATTATGCAAACTGGGATAATGATACTTGGGTAGTAGCACCCACTCCAGCAGATAATTTTAATGTGACTATTGCTTATTATGCACAGCCAGCAACGATTACTAGCACTACATCTGCTACAAGTTATATCTCGACATTTGCTGAAGATTTACTATTATATGGATGTCTTTCAGAAACATATAAATACTTGAAAGGCCCAGCAGATATGATACAAGTATATGAACAATCATATCAACAAGCGTTACAATCGTTTGGTGTTGAACAAACTGGTCGTAGAAGAAGAGATGAGTATGTGGATGGGGTCGTCCGTGTACCTTTACAATCTATTGACCCATCTAAGTAGGAGGATAAATGGCAAACATAGTACCTGATAGTTTTAAACAAGAACTGTTTCTAGGAACTCATAATTTTAGCACTTCAGCTGGTGATACATTTCAATTAGCTTTGTACACTACTGTAACTGGTTTTTCTGCTGCTGGAACTACTGTATACACTACAGATAACGAAACTTCAGGAACAGGTTACACTGCTGCTGGAGCTGAGTTAACTAACACAGCTGTTAGTGTTGCAGAAAGTGTTGCGTTCGTTGATTTTTCAGATTTAACTTTCTCTACTGCAACTATTACAGCTTCTGCTGCTTTGATTTACAATACATCACAAGCAAATAAAGCAGTTGTTGTTTTAGATTTTGGCGGAGACAAGACTTCAACAAACGGTGACTTTACAATTCAGTTTCCAGACGCAAACTCTACAAGTGCGATTTTGAGAATATCGTAGTACAGTTTGCCATAATAGAAAATTATGGCTACACCTTGGGGTTTAAATACTTGGGATAACGGTGTATGGGGTGGAGGGATAGATGTATCTGCTTCAGTCACTGGAAATAACCTAAACTTACTTTCACCTAATACTAATGCGTGGAACGTTGACTTCTATGGAGTTGATGCTTGGGGAGGTATTGGCCCACAAGTAAATGTATTAGCAAACGCAGGTGTTCAACCAACTGGAAATGAATTATCTTTTGAATTAGGAAATTTAAGTTTTGTAGGAATAGCAAATATTTCTGTAACAGGTAATCAGTTATCTTTAACTTTAGATAATGCAACTGTTGTTGCAGATAATAATATTGAAGTTACTACTAATTTATTACAAGCTCTTGTTCAATCACCAAATATAATTGCAGATTCTTTAACTGAAGCAGTTACTGGTGTTCAATTAAATTCTACAACTGGATCTGTAAACTTTAAACTCGATGCACAATTTGATGTTACTGGATCAGAAGTTACTATTGGAACTACACAACCAACTGTAGCTTTACCAACTGTTATTCAAGTTGGCCCAGGCCCATCGGTAAGTGTTGAAATAGGAGATCCAGAATTAAAATTAGATGCTAATTTTAGTGTTGGAACTAATATATTAAATTTAAGATCAGGTACAATTACAGTATCTGCAGGAAATATAATTCAACCAACCGGTAATGAATTAACCCCTGCATTAGGAACTTTAGGTTTTGAATCAAGATATTATGTAACTGGAAATGACCTTCCAACAGG